GGTTGTATGGTTTAATTCTTTTGCTCTATCTATGTAATCTTGTGGTTTCACAACACAATCTAATGTTCGGATATTTGAATAATGATCATGTTTATGATAATTATTATATCGCATCATTTAATTCCTTTCTATTATTTTGTTGTTTATATAAATCTTGATATATATTATATTTACGAATTAAATATCTAGTTGCATCTTTATATAAATGTTCCATAATATTTAATACTTGATTATTACCTCCATATGCAATATAAGATGTTGTATGTTGAGGTTTTCTTTTTTCTAATTTAAGATTTTTCTTAATTAATTTATTATTTAAAAAATAATTATGTATAAATGTTAACAAATCATCTGTTCCACAAATAGAGATATGAAATTCTAATTTTTTCTTACTTTTACTTTTTATATTATAAATACTTCCATCTCCATCAAAATAACCTCTAATAAAATGTCTAATTAAATTTTCTTTTAAATTAGGTGCAGTTATTATATTTGTTTTATTTAAAGTTACACCATGTTTAATTAAATCATCTCTCATTTTATAATCAGTAATTATTAATCTTGAATACTCTATACCAATTTTATATCCTCCACTAGTTTTATATTTTTTAATAGAAGAATCACTATTTAAATCATTTTTAAATTGGTATAGAATATATTCATCACAACTTTTTAAACTTAAACCAAATTTACCTTGTTTTGTTACATATCCATCAGCATACATAAATCCTAACCAATATGCTTTTTCAGGAGTATCTATAAATTTAAAATAATTTTCATTACAAGTATATACTTTTGAATTATATGTATTATCACGTATTTTATAATCATTATTTATTAAAATTTTATGTAATAATTTATAACTTATATTATATTTTATTGATATATTTCTTATACTATTACCATTTTCATAATCTTTAATCCAAATATGAACATCATCTATATTTATATTTGGATAATTATGAGGTTTTCTTCCACAATCAATTGTTTTTTTATCAATAATTTCTCTAAATCTTTTAATTATCGGAATTTTTGTTTTATTATTTATTTTACAATAATTACAATCACATAAACATTTAACTGCAAATGAACCATTGCTAAAATTATCTACAAATTCTAATATTGTTAAATGCCCATATTTTTTATCTATGTATAATTCTTTATCTAATTTCATTTATATTTATATATTCCTCCTTTATAAAATACCTTCCAACCAACTTAAATCATCAATAATACTTTTATCTTCTTCTATTCTTTTATTATCTTTATCATCTAACTCCTCCAAATATCTTCGATAAGGCTCATGAATTTTACTACTATAACCACTTAATACAGCATGATAATAACTACTTTCTCTAGTGACATCTTTCCAAAATATATTTTTATCTTTTGTCTTTTCAAATTCTTTTTCCTTCTTAATAATTTCTACAATTATATTTGTAATACATTGTTTATGATTATTAATTATTTCTTCATTTAATTCTACTTCTATAAAACAATCATTAATTTTAAATTTATCTCGTACTTCTATAGGCAAACATTCTATAGTATTTGTTTCTATCATTTGAAATAATAAATTTTCTATATCGTCTTCAGAATATTTAAAATGTTTTAACCATGTTTTAGTATTGGATTTTAATTTTTCACCAATACTATTTCTTTCTATTTGTCTTACTTTTACTTCTCCATTCTTTTGAGTATAAGTTACATTTACATATTTCATAAAATTAAATCTAATAATAATATCTTCATATGGAGTATTTGTTTTTTGATGAATACCTTCTGCATATAATAATAATTGTCCTGAATTTTCTATTAATTTTTTACCAGAATACAAAGAGCTAGTTTTCCAATCTGAGATGAATATTTTTTTCTTTCCATCTCTTATTTCAACATTTAGGATGTCAATATAGCCTTGAAAGTATTGATTACCTATTTTAATTAGTAAAAATGGTTCAATAATTGGTTTTTCAGTTACTTTTTTATGATTTAAGAAAAAATGTCTCATACATGCTTCATATTTTTTTGCTATTTTCTCATTTTTATCTTTGTCTGTCCTATCATACATTAACCCCATAGTATTAAATTCAAATAATTTTTCTTCATATTCATTTAACATACCTTGATTATCTAATTCATTACGATACAGTTTTTCAACAATTGAATGTGCATAATTACCGCTTACTGCATAAATTGAATCTTTTTTATCTTCTGGTATTTTTAATATGTATTTAAGCATATATTCATAAGGACAATTTATATATGTATTAATTCTTGACCACGACCATAATTTGTCAATTTTCAGATCTTTCTTAATTTTTTCTAATTCTTCACCTTTTTTTCTAGACATTAGTTTCTCCTTTAAATATAAATTTATTTAGCCATTTTAATAATATTTCTTCTATACTATCATAATCCCAATAAGGAATACGAAGTAAAGGTATTTCTTTAAAATTACAATAATTACTTTTATAATTATCACTTTTTATTGTTTGAAAATAGTTATCTTCTGTATTCCAACCTTTATTTGTAAATCCAAAATGATGAAAACCATCATATTCTATTATAAATTTAATTTTATTATCATAAAATATTGCAAAATCATATCTATATCTCCAATAATTAGTATTTTTCCATTCTGTAAAAGTATATTGTTTTTTAAAATTTATATTATAATTAATTAAAATATTATTAATTAATTCTTCACCATTAGATAATAAACATCCACATGATTTTGTATTACCATAAATTAAATTATAGATATTTACCATTGCTTCATTGCCACATTCACATTTACAAAGCCATAGATTATTTCCTACTTCTTTAATTACAGTTAATTTACCAAATATTTTATTTTCAATATTAATTTTATTTATTTCTCTTTTACTAAAATTAAGTGCTGCAATTTCATTATGTAAACACCCACAACTTTTAGTAGCACCTCTTACTAAACTTTGTGAAGCTATACTTTTTATATTGCCACAATCGCATTTACAAATCCATTGATAACCACCGTTAGATATTTTTAAATCATCAATATACAATGCAGTTAATCTACCAAATTTTTTATTAGTCAGATCATTAAATTTTAAACATCCACAAGATTTTATATAACCTTTTCTCAAATCTGACGAATTGCATATTTTTGTATTTCCACATTCACACTCACATAACCAATAAATACTACTATTTTTTAAATGCGAAGGTCTATCTGTTTTTGAAATAACTATTAATTTACCAAATCTTTGTCCAATTAAATCAATGCATTTTTTACCCACAATTATATATTATCCTTTCTAATTTTTATATTTTAAATATTCTTTATGTTCTTTTTCATCATATTTAATTCTATGTTTTAATAAATAATTAAATATTTTATTATTCATATCTGCTGGACTATCTTTTTCTCCTAATAAATCATATTTATCATATATATAATAAATATTACGTATTCCATAAAATCTACTACATTCAGAACGTATATGTTTTAAAGGTATATCTTTATCGTAAGCTATTGTTATATTTGTATTTAATCCTATTATAATTTTAACCTGTTCTTCACTTAAATTATGTGATCCTACTGCTACCCCTGTTCCGTCTAATCTACTATGACGCTTTAATACTGATTTTTCTGATTCGTATAAAATTATTTCATTTTCTTCTTGTATTGTCTTATAATTCTCTTGCAATCCATATAAATTAATTCCTTTAGGATATGGTTTAATAGGATAATATTTAGGAATATCAAGTATAGAATATGATTTTATTGTAGTTCTTCCTATAATTCCAATGTAATCATCTTCTTCTCCTGCCCAATATCTAATAGGAATTATAATTCTTTTATGCTTATAACTATAACCTATATTAAATTTTTTACGTGTAAATTCTACTATTCCTTCTTTAAACCAATCAATATATAATACAGGTTCATATTCTTCAATAATTGTACTATCGAAAATTTCAATATCATTTATATTTATTTTGTTTCTTTTACGTTTTACTTTTTTAAAAATTTCTAATGGGTCTATTTTATTTTCTTCTTGTGATTGTTTACCTTTTTTATAATTATAAACTAATCCAAATAATTTATGTAAATATTTATTAGCATCTACAAATGAAATATCTTTTATAGTCATTATAAGAGTAAATATATTTCCTCTTATAATTTTACTATCTGATTGAAATATTTTAGTTTTTAATGTATCTTTTTTAATTGCAATATTAGTTTTATTTGTACTTTCTGGCATACCACATCTATATTCAGTAGAATATTCTTTAAAATCATGACAACCTAAATCATCAATGATTTTATTTGTTAATCCATTATCTATAATATGTTGAATGATTTCTATTGCTGTCATGTTTTTTAATAATCACCTACCTTTACCAATCAACACTTACATGTGTAATTCCTACTTCTTTCATTATATTTCTTGACATATCATGTTCTATTACAATCTGATAAGCATTGGCACTGCCTTCTCTATTTTTTATAATAAATACAATTTGATATCTCTTATCTCTATCTAATTTGACAGGAAGTTTTGTACGTCCACTCTTTCCTTCCAATCTATAAACTTTTAAAGCATTTTTACCATCTTCATATTCATCTTCTAAAACATCTCTTATCATAATACAAGTGCTTGTTGGGTCTACAATATTTTTTGCTACTCCAATATTATCTTGCGTAAAATATCTTTGTTTTGCACTACCTTTTGCTAATTGGAAAGTAATAGTTATATGTAAATTTTTCGATTCTGGTTTTATTGCATCATATATATCAACCATTGCTTGTTGCATTTCTAACCAAGAATTACTCGATACTTTCCCTGCATCCATTTTAAATGTATCTAGTATAAAATATTTAACATTTCCTAAAGAAGAATATTTTTTTATTATTTTTATTGCGTTAGAGGTTTGATATTTTTCAAATGGTATAAGTGTAATAGTATAATTATTTGCTTGCTCTTTTAACCAATTAGCACTATCTTTTAATATTTGTAAAACTTCATCATTATATTTACCATCTCTAACTATGTACTTCTGCAAATCTTTTTTTAGTATATTATTAGCCGTCCATACAAGTAATTCACGTTGCCATTTCTTTTTTCCATCTTCGTTTAACATAATAACAACTTTTTCTTTTTCTTTGATTATACTAGGTATGGTAATAGACCTTGCAAATGTACTTTTCCCCACATTAGACAATCCACCTATTAATGTAATATTTCCTACTAACTGACCTCCAGTTTCTTTATTAATCATAGGCATATTATAATATGGTAAACCTACTGCTAAACCTTCATTTAATTCATCAATTAATTCATCAATACCATCTGTAATACAATAACTTTTTACATCTCCTTCAACATTAACAAATATATGATTCAATTGTACTTCAAACATATCATATATTTGTTCTGCTGACATATCTACAAATTCTTTTATTTTATCATGTACAGGAA